ATAAAACAATTCTCACGAATTGTAGTATATTCTTGATGGCATCCCGCACCGCTTCCTTGCGTTCGAAAAACAAGGTTGGCAATGCGGAAGCCCCGCGACGTTGTCGCGCGTTCCGAGCTCGGACATCTTCGTATGTCCGCCGCGCTCTGTCTGATTGGGGGTATATCTTCGGATATCCCGCCCCCACCTTCTCTCCAACCGGCGACTGCGTTGAGCACGCTCGTCAGGTTAAGGAGCTTTTAGGAACTTGCCCGAGTGACCTCCCTCAAGAGGTCATGGCCTGGCAATCCATTAAGAAGGGTCTTCCTGCTTCCTGCGAATGCATGAATCGACCCCTTTTGGAAAAGCTCGCAGAGGGAGTGCGCCGTCCTAAGCGCGATCTCCCCGCCGGTTACTTGCCTTTCGTAGTCAACCAAGTTCAACGTCTCTTCCCTAAGGGTTGGGATCTTGGCTACGAATCTCAAGTTCTTCTCACTTCTCCCCCTCTCTCCGCAACCTCCGATTCAACCCGTCGGGACGGTGGATGTTTGGGTACTGAGATTGATCATGACTGCTTCCTTCAGGAGGCTTTGTCTGGTCCATCTCGTCCTGATCGTCCCCAGCCCGAGGCCGAGTTGATTGTGGTGCAGTCGGCCGGAAAGCCTCGTCCTCTGACGAAGTTTTCCTCCGATGAGCTGCTTTTGCGTCCCCTTCACAAGACCATCTACAACCATCTCTCTCGCGAGAAATGGTTGTCGAGGGGTGATGTGACTGCGGATTCATTGGGGCACGCGGGGTTCCACGACGGTGGTGGTGTTCTTACTTCTGGCGACTACAAGTCAGCCACCGATGGTCTTTCCATCGAGGTAGCCGAAGTGGTCGTGAACACCCTCCTTACCTCCTCCTCCTGTGTTCCTCCTTCCGTTCGGGAGCGCGCGATAGCGATCCTTCGGCCTTTCTTGTACTGGCTCGATGGACCTGCTGGTTGTGCTGCTGCCAAACGTCATGACGTCGGATGTCCGTCAGTTGGTCAGATGATGGGTTCTTACCTTTCGTTTCCTCTTCTTTGTCTTCAGAATCGTATTGCCTTCTTATGGGCTATGCGTTCTTCTGGTCTGACTTGGAGAGAGACGCTCGGTATTCCCTGTTTGATCAACGGTGACGATATCCTTTTTCAATCGTCGTCGGAGGTGTCACGAGTCTGGTTTGAGACTGTCGGTGACTTGGGGCTCGAGATCGAGCGAACTAAGACTTCGGTGGACGCTGAGTACGGTTCTTTGAACAGTACTCTCCTACGCTTTGTTGGTGGCTACCTTCGGGTCGTGCCAACATTGCGGTTTGGACGTCTACGTCAGTCCGAGTTCGTGAACTCGCTTGGCGTTGAGTTTCTCAACTTCTTGTCCGGTGTTACCAGCAACATTCGCTTTAGGGCGGGTGTTGTCTGGTTCCGCTCGAAACTTTCTCTTTTGCGGTCAACTAGATTGACTCTGCATGAGATTGGTTTTCGAGGGGCACTGGCTTTGAGGTTGGGAACTCTGTTTAAGCTGAGACTCTATGATCCGAGTCCCGTGGTTCCGCCTTCTCCGCCAGTAGGACACGGTGTGACTCTTTCTTCTGAAGAGTTCACCCGTGTGCCTGAGGCTGAGGTTACGGAGGATTTGCGTTCTGAGGCGGCAAGGGAAACATGTGCTTGGAAGTTCTCGATGGACTTCGTTGAGTGTCGTCTTCGTGCGACACTTCAGTACTGTTTGGCCTTGTCTGCCGTCAGACGCGATGAACCTGTTTGTGGAGTGGTTCGCTCCGTGTCGTTTCCTGGCGCTTTTTGGCCGGGTGCGAGATTGACGGGGGAAGAAAATCGGCGGCGGAAGCTTGAGAAGTTAGCTTTCGCGCAAAAGAGAGTGGTGGGTGAGCGGTCTGTCGCGATTCCTGATCGTCTCCTGCGTGAGCAGGCGTTGATGATCTGGGAATCGGGGCCCCCCCCGGTCTACGGAAGTGTCGGTTGGTCTGAGTGCCAAACCGCGCGGAACGTCGTCGGGCCTGACTTTTCGAAGTCAGGTGCTAAGCCCGAGGTGGAATGAGTGTGGAGGTCGAGCAACGAAAACTTTATCCACGCGCCTAGTTAGGCCCCGCTCCGGGGGGGTACTATACGAATTCTTTGAATCGTGGAGGTACGCACGGCGTGGTCGATCCCGTATCCTACAAATTAGATCAATCCCGAAAGGATTGGCAACCTTGATCGGTTATAGTGGGAGAGTCTGAAAAACTTTTAAAAATGGGACAGGAGTAGATGTCGATCGTGAGGCGGCTTGAAAACCGCGGCCCAACAAGTCAAGTGTGGGTACACTCATTCTCGGAGAGCAGG